ATATTATAAAAAAATCCTATGATTCGCTACGGTTACTGCTGTATCAACCAGCAATTATCATCTCAAGGCATTCGCACCGGCCGTGCAATGATTGACCGCAAGTTTCGTCTTGGCGGTTTACAATTAGCTTCTGACATTGCACTTGCCAATGCTCGTGATTTATTAACTATTCTGCAATGGAACGAGCAACATGGTATTCGTCTGTTCCGTATTGGTTCTGAGATATTTCCTCGTTGGAATCATTATGAGTTACGTGACTTACCTGGTATTGCGGAGATCACACATCATCTTCGCATAGCAGGTGATTATGCTCGTGCACATAATCATCGTCTTACAACACATCCTGGTCCATTTCATATACTAGGTAGTCCTGATGATGTAGTTGTTGACAATTCTATCGTCGGCCTCGAACGACATTCTGAGATGTTCGACCTTATGGGCTTTGCACCTAGCTTTGACAATCTTATCAATATACATGTAGGTGCCACTTACAATGACAAGCCCGGTACCATTGCACGTTGGTTGTTTAACTATAATCGTTTGTCTGATTCATGCCGTGCACGTTTAGTTGTTGAGAATGATGATAAGGCTTCTATGTATTCAGTGCGTGAATTGTATGAGTATTTGCATGTTCCAACACGTATTCCTATTACATTTGACTATTGGCATCACACTTTCAATACCGGTGACATCAGCGAACGCGAAGCATTCTTTATGGCTCGTGACACTTGGGCTGTTAATGATGCCGTTCAGTGTACACATTACTCCGAATCACGTCGCCGTGAGTTTCAAATTCTTATCGAGCGTATGTTTGATCACCATGGTATCTCTATGGACAATATTGAACAATGGCCGACATTTCATAAACAATACAAAGAGTTTACCAAGATCAGAGAACAAGCTCATGCTGATTTTATTACGTGTCTTCCCAATACATATGGTGTTGATGCATTAGATATCGAGGTAGAAGCTAAGGCTAAAGAATTAGCATTATCGCAACTAAATGTTACATGTTGTCAACCTCAAAAAACTGCATTGATTTTAGATTAATCATATTTATTATAAATTAAAAAAAGGAAAAGTTATGGCACATTATCGTTACAAAGCTCAAATTACTGATGACATCGAAGATGCTCGAGAAATCATCAGAAACACCGGACTCATGTTGCAACAAGACAAAATAGATAAAGCATCTGCATTGCATAATTTAGCAACGGCTCTTAAGAAATTAGATTCAGCAAAATATTTTATTGATAGAGAATGAGAAGCACGAAATCCTCAACACCTCCAAAAGGTTACAAACGAATGCAATGCAAATATTGCGAAGAAATTTGTCAACGAGTAGATGAAAAAGCAACGGCAATTACATGTTCTGTATGCGTTTCGAAGCTCGTATCAGGACAAACATTGGAATTACGTAAATAATTCATTATAATAAGTTATGTTAGAAGCAGAAAAAATCAAATCAAATTGGGAACGTTATCGAGGATTGGTTAATCAATTCTTTCCTACTCGAAAAGACGCATTAAATCGAATGTATGATGATTTCGAAGATCGAATGGCGTTGATGCCAGCATCTTCTATGGAACATTTTCATAATGCATTTGCCGGCGGTTATGTAGACCACGTACTTCGCGTAATGGATTGTGCATTAACTTTGCATAATACATGGACAGTTTGCGGTGCTGATATGTCTGGTTATACTGAAGAAGAATTGTTGTTTGCTGCGATGCATCATGATTTAGGTAAAGCAGGATTTCCAGGCGAAGGTAATGAAGTATATCAAGTAGAAACTTCAGATTGGCATCGTAAGAATCAAGGTAAATTATATAAATCAAATTCAAATATTCCATTCACAATGGTTCCGGATTTATCAATTTGGTTGTTGCAAGAATATGGTATTAAAATGTCTTGGAATGAATATCAAGCAATCAAGATTCATGACGGAATGTATGATGAAGCAAATAAACCGTATTTTGTTGCTAGATCGCCTCAAGCTAAATTGAAAACAAATCTTCCAATCATTTTGCATCATGCAGATCATATGGCATCAGTAATTGAATATGAACGTTGGAGAAATGGTAAAACATCAACTCCAAATCCGGTTGCAGAAAAAAGCAAAACTCAAAGAAGCAATGGATTGAAAAATTTAGCAGAAAATAATCCAGATGTTGAAAAGTCGTTAACGGATATATTTAGTGCATTTAAACTTGAAGATTAATTATGGTAGCACTTATATTATTATCACTCGCAACTACAGGAGCCGCAGTATATTTTGGTTACAGAGCCTATATACTTGCCGGCATTCTTGCTGATACTGATGACTTGATTGATTCGGTTCAACAAACAAATGAATACATGTATGCTCGAATTCAACAATCATATGATGCTATGCAAAAAATTGATCGTATTGGTGCATTTGAAAAGGATGATGAAGCAGGAACAACATTTGAATTATTGAAACAAGTAATTGAAGAACTTAAAGAGGAATTTGATGAGCAAGAGAGCTAAAAAACAAAGTAACATATATTTCACAAAAATTACAGACGTAGCTATATGTGCTTACAATAAAGTTGAAGATTCTCCAGCTTTGCGAGAAAAAATATATCGTAGATTCATTTTCCCGGCGTTTATGAAAATGGCTGAAAATTTGATCAACAAGATAAAACCAGATTACATTGATTCATCATTTAATGATTTACAAACAGATCTTGTTACATTCTTGACAGCACGATTAGACAAATTCAAACCAGAAAATGGCAAAGCATATTCTTATTATACGCGTACATCATTCAATTATTTGATTGCAGAGAATCAAAAAGGATATGCTAAGGTCAAAGCCGATACACAAGTTATTGATGTTGATGAACAACGCAACATAATTACAGAAATTCACAATGATGAAATGCGTGAAACGTTAGAATACTTCATGGATGCTTACATTGAATTCTGCTATGATAATTTGAATTATATATTTTCAAATTCCGTTGACATACATGTAGCTGAATCAGTATTGCATATTTTTGAAACACGTGCAAATATAGAAGATTTCAACAAAAAGGCTTTGTATATTTTGATTCGAGAGCGTACCGGAATGGAAACTAACAACATTACCAGAGTAGTTAAGACCTTGAAACAAATCTATGAAGATAAATTTAAAGAATACGAACGTACAGAATTCATAAAATTGCCGTTTTGATATTTATATTTATATAAATGTTTCATAATGGACAAGAACGAAGAAATATTCAAAGGTACATCATTTGCAGACTTAATGTCCGATGTATACCATAACAGCAAGAAGAAAGATCGACAAATCACACAGTTGATTGCTCAGTTACAGCCTTTAATAAAAAATGCATCAGATGCAACTATCATTGTTCCTTTAATTAAAGAATATCTAGATGTTGCAGTTAAGAATGATGACCATCTTGTTAAGCTAACTGCTATCGTTCAACGTTATATTTCAACCAAACAAACTATTGCAGGTGCTGATTCATTGCTAAGCGATGAAGAAAAAATGCAATTGATTCGAATGGCTGAAACTACATTGGAAACGGAATTGGAAGATGAAATTCGAGATCTAAAACAATTAGACGTAGAAGAAGCAAACTTCCAAAACAAAATAAACCAAGCAAAAAGCAAGTTGACAGGAAACGATGAGTAGACCATATTCACATCCAGTTTGGTTTTATATTGCAGAAGTTACTGCAGTTACTCCTAGTACTACATACGATCAATCGATTGATGAAGAATTAAAACAAAACAATGAGCCAACTGATCGCAATGTAAAAAATATTTACATGATTAATTGTTCTGTTATACAGACAGGAACATGGTCACCGAATATCACTGCTAAGCCTGCAGATTTGAATTCATCTAAAATACCATTGGTTGGAGAACATGTTCTAGTTTTTAAAGCATACCGTGCCGATTCAAATGTTGAAGAACGTAAAACAGAATGGTTCTATTTAACAACATTAACAATAAGTTCAGACATCAATTTGAATGCAATACCAGGTGTAGCTGATGCTAGGATATCTGGTTCTGCAGCTCCAGGCGTTTCATTCAAAGAACGTATCATTTCAAATCTTCAACAATTTGAAGGAGATGTTGTGTTGCAAGGTCGATGGGGTAATAGTATACGGTTTGGTAGTACGGTTGACACTAAAAATTCAAACGTAGAACAGCAACCTACATGGCAAGGCGACGTTGAAGGCGATCCTATTACCATTATTTCAAACAATCACAAACACGAAGCAGATACATTTGAAATTGAACAGATGCAAGATAATTCTGCTGCTATATATTTAACTTCAACACAACGAATACCAAAGTTAACATTAGGAAGTGAACAACAGCGAAATCCATTACGATGTTTTATTCCTGTCGAATCTAGATTTTCTAAATCACAACTTATCGGAACTGCGGACCGTATTATACTAAAAGCTAAAACAGATATTGCGGTAATTGATGCACCTAATGCAATCATATTGAATACAACTGGTGAAGTTAAACTTGGTAGCGATGAAGCAAATATTTCAATGGTACATGGAGATGTATTGCTTGTTATACTTCAAAAAATATTGAATCAACTCAATGTTCCTATTCAAGCTGCTCATTTAACTGGAACATTTTTAGATAAATCAAACATTCAATCAGCACAACGAGACTTGCAGAAACTGCTTAGTTCTAAATATTTTATAACACAACAAACATATTAAAAAAAGGTTATACATGTCAGCATTAACACCGCCATTTGATATCATTCCCAAGTTACCTGGTAAAGGGGTGAATATAATAGTTAAACAAATCAATCAACAAACTGATAAACTTGTTGATTCAGTAAATAAAACGGTTCAAGCTACAATTAAACTGCCAAAAGGTTGTGATTGTGATGACCCGAATGTGAAAAAAGTTAAAGATGATTTAGCTAAAATTCAAAAA